AGAAACTCTTGAACAAGCTTATCTATATAAAGAAACTGATAAACTTGATAGTACTGCGGCTGATATAAATGGCGATGGTAAAATTGATGCAAGTGATGTAACGGAATTAAAGAAAACTCTTATTGAGAGCGGACAGAGTGTTACAACTACTACTGATTCAACATCTACCAAAACAGAATCTACTACAACCAAAACAGAATCTACTACAACCAAAACAGAATCTACTTCAACAGCAACAGAATCTACTACGACTAAAACAACTACAACCTATCCAACTTTAACAAATTCTGTAGTGACTTATTCTCTAACGAAAGACGGTAGTACATATCTAAGCCCTCATTTCCAAGTTAAAGAATTTGCGTCTACAAATGGCACGAAAACTTATTCAGATGATGTTTTAATTCATGGTAATCTAATCACAATGCTAGAGCAACTTTATGATAAACTAAATTGCACATCAATAACAATCAATAGTGGCTATAGAACCGCAGCTCATGATAAAGCAATCGGCGGCTCTGGTTCTGGTCAACACGTTCTTGGTAAGGCGGCTGATATCGTTTGCAAGAACAAGGATGGCGTTATAAATGCAAAAATAGTTTGTTGCGTTGCAGCCGATTTAGGTTTCGGTGGTGTAGCTAATATTTCTAGTAAATATCAAGCAGTTCATGTTGATGTAAGATCTGGTAGTAAGTACTATGGCGATGAAATTAAAGGAACTAGTTCAATTTGGAAATACAACTCTAAGTGGACTGATTTCTATACTTACTTTGGATTAACTGCTTCTGATGTAGCTAAATATACAGCATGATAGAAAATAATGTAAAAAATATTGATGGGCTTGATGTCCATCAATATTCTATTATACAGAACAATAGGACAAATCTTGATATGCCACAAAGATTAATGAAAAAAATTACTGGGATTTCATTATATCTTGAGGAACATCCAAATACTTATTCGGTAGAGGATTATCTAAATGATTTGTTTAATGGGGACAAAAAAGATTTTAGACCTCATTTTATAATTGATAGTAATCAAGTGTGGCAAATTTTGCCGCTAAAATTGTGTGGGTGGCATAGTGGAAAAGGTGGAGATGTCAGAAATAGACAACACATTTCAATTTTATGTATAGATATTCATGCGTTTGGAAGCGTTAGACAATTAATGGCAACGTTAATGTATCAGTTTAATATTTCAACAGATGATATTTATTTGTCAGATGGTTTTTCTTCTATTGATTTTAAATCAGAAAAAGAGGAATTAAAACAAATGGTAATTGATAGAAAAATTTTACATGGAGATAAGGTTATTTTGCCGTTTAAAATTAATTCAAACTTTTGGAAGAATTGCTCCACAGATGGTGAGATTTATAGTATTAAAACTCCTATACAAAATTTTGAATGTGAGGGAATTGAATTTCGTACTCATACAATAAATGGAAAATGGACAGAATGGACTACTGGAGTAGCATATAAAATCAATCGTAGCCCTATTGATTTAATTGAATTTAGATCTCCTCAGTATGAGATTTATTATAAAGTTGGTAAGATGATTGGAAAAATGTCGAAATGGCAAAGTTCTGGTTCATATGGACAACAAATTAATAGAATACAGATATATGTGATTAAAAAGGAGGGAGAGGAATGTTAGCAACTCTTTTTGGAATTGATTCTACTACCTTATTAGGGTCGATTAGTGCTTTGGCGGCGATAACGAGTGTTATAGTAGAGATTTTAAAGAAGATTTTGCCAGATAAAGTACCTACACAGATTGTGACTTTGATTGTGGGAATAATTGTTTCTTTGGTTTGTGTAATATTATTTTCTGGGATTAGTGTTTCTTCTATTGTTTTAGGAATATTAGAAGGATTTGGTGTTAGTTATGCTTCTATGTATGGATATGATACACTTAAGGATATTATTGATAAATTTGGTGGTGATGAGTAATGGCTTCAGCTATTGGATATAAACAGACTACTGAAACAGAAACAGGTGAACAAGATACTCTATATATAAATGAAGTATGGGGTACTTTACCTGTGTTGATAGGAAATGTTTTAAGAGCAAATGCATGGACACCAATTCCTGAAAAGAATCGTCAAGGAAAACTTTATCGAACAGTGCGTACAGATGTTTATGAAACTGATTCTGATAATATAGATTATACTTGTACTCAAGAAACAGGCGTTAGTCTTTTAATGCCTCAGTATGCGCGTAGAGTTGAAGTTGAAGATTTAGATAAAAATTTTTGGGTTATTGGTAATTTATTAGATTCTGTTGTTAATGCATTATGGGGCGAAAAGAGTTTAGTAAAGACGGTTGAAGCATTGATTGATGAATTAAATGACGTAAAAAATATGATTGGTGGTACAACAGTTGTAAGTGTTGATATGAGAATTGGAGATAATGATACTAAAAATGTATTTTCAACAATTGATTTACAAAATATGTATGTAGTTTTAAAAACAGATAGTTCATCAAGAGAATTTAAAGTGCCAATTTCACATTATAGCTCAACTACTAGTTCTAATGCACTGCGAGGTGTTTTTACTTCTTGGTCAGAAGTGTGCGCATATCATCGTGAACATCCAACAGTTGCTATTTTTGATGCAGATTTCTTTTTTGACTCAAATAATACGCAAATAGATCCTAATAATAAGAAAACAGATGCTAATGGTAATGAAACGGAGATCAAGTGTTGTTCTCTTAGACAATATTTAAATTATATTATGACAAATGACATTGGTGTTGCAGATTTACTTGATACAAATAATTATACATTACCAAACACTGCATATGTAGTTCTATTTGGTAAAGGGCAATATCAAATAGATAAGGAGAATAATACTTGTTTAAAAATGATTAAATATGACAGTGATGGAAATGAATTAGCTTGGACAAGATATCGATTTAATAGTAACACTTTATTTTTACAAGTAAATGATTTGTATAATTATGAATTAGTTTCTTTTTCTTTAGGAACAAATAATCGTTATTTAGATTTGAGTAACAGCATAAAAAAATCATATTATGATCATCAGCAGAGTAATGTGATTCATGACATTAACACTGAGCCACTTGATACACAATATAAAACAATGTTTTTGCAAAACAATTTTGGTGCATCAAATTATTTAGGAGACTTGTATACCTATAGTGCAGTTCCTAATATTTTTATTAAAGATACTAATTCACCTGCATTAACAGATGGGACAGATTCTGAAGTAAAACGAGTAATCCCATTGACATATTTTATACCCGAGTTAAATAACTATACTAATAATGTGACAAGTGTACAATTATATCAGCCAGATATTACTATTTGCAAATTTGATGTAGATGACTTTACTTATGAACCAAAAACTTTACAGCATATTCAGTTATTAACTGATACGACTATTACTAATCCATTATTGGTTAATGAGTATAGTTTATCTGGCGTAAATGGTCAATGTGATTTATTTGCTGGACAAGGATATTTAGAGAATAATAAGTGTACGCAAACATTTGCAAATTTGTTTACTAATAGTAGTAATGCTGTAACAGCAAACGATATCTCTCCAAGAATTAATCCTAGTGATTCAACAATCGTACAAGAAATTGATTCATTGAGAAAATTTTCTTTAGATTATAATAAATTTTATAGTGATGTAGTAAATTATACTCCTACAGCTCCAGCAACTAAATCTCTGTTTCATGATGCATTATATGGAGAATTATATGGAACAATATTATGGCAATTAATTAATAAATATAATACAACAATCAGAAAATTAACGAATAATCAAACATCAAATCTATTAGAAACTTTAATGGGAAGCATTACTTATTATTATAGAAACATTATTTGTTGCAGTTTTGTTCGTGATAGGGCACGTAGAACGGCAAAACCTATTAATTTAGATAAGATGCAATTTAGGGGTACAGTAGGTAGTCACGCTTATCGTAATGCAACACATTATATGATCTTTGGAATTAGGAGACATGATCAGGTATATGAAACAGACGACTACATTAAAGACAATATAGGAGAACCTAAAAAGAATGAAATTAATGCTTTATTTCCGGGTCGTATAGAATTAATTGATGTTGGAAAAACAGGATTGACAATTAGCAATTCTTCAGATAATGCTACATTACATACTGTTAAATTATTTCAAATATATCAAGCAAATACAAAAGGTTGTTTTGATAGTGATTCATATGTAGGATTTAACGGTACTCATTTAAGTAATTATACATATTATCATGGTACGAAAGAACAGGCACTAGGTGGAAGAAAAAATTTTATTGGTTATATAATATTATTATGGAGTCAAGATGGAGATAGTATAGAACATACAAATGAAGAAAAAGAAGGACAAACATTATGTCAAATTCGTAATTTCGCTTTATATGGTTCTACAGCTCCTGGATATGTTATTTATTAATAAATTAAGTCAAGCTTTACCGCTTGACTTTTTTTATAATCTATTCTATAATAATAGAGTAAGATAAAAACACGACACATTAATGGAGGGATTAATATGGAGTTAAATCAAAATCAAAAGAAAGCAATCGAAGCCACTGAAAATAAAGTCCTTGTAGTTAGTTCTGCGGGCAGTGGAAAAACCACCACATTAACAGAAAGAATTAAATTCTTACTTAATCAAGGGGTTAATCCAAATCAAATTGTTGCCATATCTTTTACAAATATGTCAGCAGAAGAAATGAGACGTAGGATTCCTAACGCTCCTAAAGAATTATTTATAGGCACACTACATAGTTACGCTAATAAAATTCTTCAATTAAACGGGGTAGATACTACCGATGCAATAGCAAATCAAAAATTCGATTGGTTAATAAATGAAGGCATTAAAGCTAAAAAGATTCCAACAATTAGACATCTATTAATTGATGAATTTCAAGACTTATGTGATAATGAATATTCTTTTGCTTGTCATTTAAATGCTGATAATTTCTACGCTGTAGGTGACCCAAAACAATATATCTATGGTTTTAAAGGAGCAAATGACGATTTCATTTTTAATCTATATTATGATAAAGCTTGTACAAAATACTATTTAAGGGAAAACTATCGTTCTTATGGCAACATCCTATCATTCGCAGAAGAAAAAATTCAATATTTAAAAAGAAAAATTCCTTGTAAGATAATTCCTAAATTACAAGGCACAGGTTACATAGAAAAATGTAGCTTTTCTGACGCACTACAAGATCTCTACTATAGTGGAGACTGGAATAACTGGTTTATTCTAGCACGAACTAATGCTGAAATTGAATATGTAATGGGCGAATTAAGAAAGAAAAGTATTCCTTGCACAACTTTCAAACAAGCAGATATGAACTCATTTGAATTAGACGATTTAATGCAAGAAGATACAGTCAAAGTCTTAACAGTTCATGCCGCGAAAGGACTTGAAAGAGAAAAAGTAATTGTTGTCGGGGCAAAAATGTATAATGAAGATGAAGAAAGAATTAGTTATGTTGCGGCGACAAGAGCAAAGAAAGTTCTCTATTGGTGTCCTTCACCTAAAATAGCAAAAAACAAATATAACAAGCACGTTGACAATCGTAAATCAACAAAACTATCAAATGTAAAAATGATGGAGTGGTAATATATGGCAATTTATGTAACAAGTGATAATCATTTTTGTGAGAAATGGGAGGAGAGAGGATTCTCCTCCGAGTCTCAATTGAATGATTACTTAATTGAAAAATGGAATCAAACAGTTCAACCTAATGATGAGGTCTATGCTCTTGGTAATTTTGCTCATGGACAAATTAAATCAATAGAAGATGTATTTAAAAGACTTAATGGAAAAATTACAATTTTTTATAATGATACTTGTGAACAGCTTTTACGTCCTATATGGGAAAATATTGGGGCTTATAAAGCAATTCACTATTCATATTTTTCAAGTAAACTAAAATTGAATTTTTACTATTATCAAGATAAAATCAAGAGACCTCTAGAAGAGGATTGGTTAATATGTTACGGCGGCGAACAAGACAGCAATCCTGTGTGGAGTGATTACGGTTTATCTGTCAACGCAGCTTATTGGGATAATTGCCCAGTAAATATAGATGATGTAAGAGATATTTGGGAGAGAATGAAGGACTGGCAGGAGGAAAAATAATGATAAAGATTTTTAATATAGAGATTGATGGATGGCAAGCGGCGATAAGAGGAATGAGAAATCCTATGAATAGTTGGTCTAAAAGCGATAGTACTTATTCTCCTCTTGAAATAGGTCAAGCGGATTTACAGCTCATGACAAATTTGTCTAAGGCGGGGACAGAACATGGTAAGTTCATGAGAATGATTAACATTACTTTTGATATTGAAGCACCATTATATTATTGGAAAGAATTTGATACTTATAAAGTTGGCACAACTCGTAATAGTTGTAGCACTATGCATAAAATTCAATCTAAAGAATTTACTTTAAATGACTTTTCTTGTGAGCATTTAAATGAAGATTCTATTAGAGGATTGGGTACTATTGTTCAAATTTTAAATAAGTATCGAGGAGATTTTAATAGTACAAAAAATAAAGACGACTGGTGGCAAATGATTCAGCTTTTACCTTCCAGCTATAATCAAAAAGCAACCATATCAACAAATTATGCTGTATTAAAAAATATATATCATCAAAGAAAAAATCATAAGTTAGACGAGTGGAGAGAATTTTGCGATTGGATTGAAACGTTACCTTACGCACAAGAACTAATAGTAAACGCTTAAAAATCGAGGGCTTTATGCCCTTGATTTTTTCTTTAAAATACGCTATAATATAAATGTAATAAAAATTAAGGAGGACAATACTTATGGAAATAGAAAATAAAGATTGGTATAATAAGATGACAGATGATGAATCACAAAAGGTAATATCCGTTATAGCAAGTTACATTAATAAAATGGCAGAAAGCAATAAAAGATTACGTCAACGAATCACTGAAATGCAAGATTCAACGACTTATAAAAAACTTGAAGAAGAAAATAAAACATTAAGAGAACAGCAGACTCATAGTGTTAATTTCGGTTTAAGTCAAGAGCAAGTTGACTATGGTAAACAATTATTTCAAGAACACGTTGAACAGACACATCCAGATTCTGGCAAGTCTTTAATGACCCCTTATCATTATGAGATTTGTTTAGACGGCGGTGGAATATTCTCTAATGGAAAATATGTTGTTTGTGATAAATGTAAACTTAAAATGGAAATTAATAAAGATGAAAGAGAATAGTTCCTATTGATTTTTAATAGAGGGTATGATATGATTAATTTGTTAAATGAAATCGGGACAGATGAAATTTGGTTATTGACCTTACAAGGATTGGAAATGTTGACAATTATTTTTTATCACTTGATTAATTAAAAACAGTTGATTTTCTTTTTAAATTATGATATAATAATTATAGTGAAATTGAGAAAGGAGTTTAAAATGAAATTTTTATTAGTGTGTGCCGTGTTATTTTTGCTTTATTACACTGGTACAGATATATTGTTATCAATATTTTTTGACGATAGAAAGTAAAGGAGAATATTTATATGGTTAGAACTGTTATTAGTGTACAATTTAAAGACAAGAATAAAGTATTTAGGGGTAGAAACTATGATTACATACTTAATAGAGAGGAGGAAATTCCTGAAAAGGGAACTATTGTTCGCTTACTGGATGATGATTATAATTATGTTGTCCACGGAACTAGATTAAAGATAAATGATATTCAAGAGAAGGATGTAAATGAGGAGGAGTATGTTTCTGTTCGTTACATCAGAGCTTCATTAGATGATTAAAGGAGAGATAATATGGCTAAGCGTATTACTGATGAGATGATTGTTCAGATTAATGAAGAGTATAGTCGTGACCCAGTAAAAAGTCATGTAGCTAAAAAGCTGGGGATTTCCCCAGCGACAGTTACAAAATATCTAAAGGATAATTATCAAGAGATAAAGAATCAAGTTGTAGAAAAAACTAATTTTGAACTACCTGACGCGGCGACAATAAAACTAGGTGATGATTGGGGAGCGTTATGTGCTTTATCAGAAGAAGAATGGGCGGAGTTGAAGGAATTGCAAAAGTCTATTCTTGTATAGAAAGGAGAATTATATGACTAGTTTTGTAGTACAAAAAGCGTGTGATATGGTTAAATATATGATAAGACCTGATACTGATGATTGGGTTATCAAAACTGAGGGGTCATATGGTGTTTTTGCGGCGAGAGTTGTGGGATTGTCGTTTGCACAATATCTACAATATATTAGGGATAATTATAATGGGATAATTGTAGGTAATCAAGGCTATAGCTCTATTCAATTTAAGAATAAAGCTGATGCCGAAAGATGTGCTAAATTTCTTAATGAACGCCTATTGATTGTAAAGGAGAATGTATAATGAAAAGATTAATTATATTAGTAGGTCTGCCCGCAAGTGGCAAAAGCACAATAGCAAAAAATTTAGTCATTCAACATGGCGGAGTAGTTGTAGCTACTGATAAGATTAGAGAAGAGCTATATGGTACTAGAAAAGAACTGGGTGGTAAAGAAATCTTTACTGAAGCAAAAAATCGTATTATTAAAGCTTTTAAAGATGGGGAGAAAAACGTTTATTTTGATGCAACAAATCTACGTAGTAAGAAACGAGCATCATTTATTAGGTCAATTCAAGAACAGATTGATGAGAAAATTTCTGTTGTAGCTCTTTTGATTGCTGTATCAAAAGATACAGTGAGAATCCAAAATGAAAGGAGACCTCAAGAGCATCAAGTTCCAGCTTATGTGATAGAGAGGATGTTAAGAAATTTTCAAATGCCGATGTATCATGAAGGATTTAGTCACATTATAGTTTTTTATAATGATATTTTTAATTTTATGCATGAGTACAATATACATAATCAACATTTCTTTGGGGCAATATTAGATTTAATGGATTTTGACCAAGAAAGTCATTATCACTCATTAACACTAGGCGAACACTTGTACGCAACTTGTATAAATCTTAGAGAAATGATGCGTGGAGATGCATTTAGAGACGGGCAAGAGGATAGGTTTCAAACTGTTTCTGAGGCTGGTTTATTGCATGATATAGGAAAGCAGTATACGAAGACGTTTTATAATACAAAGGGAGTATTAGATGATACAGCTCATTACTATGGTCATGAAAGTTTTGGGGCGTATGAATCTTTATTCTATCCAACTAAAGCTAAGAGTGGTATGAAAGCGATTATTTATAGGGCACAGCTCATAAGCAATCATATGATGCCATATCATTTTAATACTAAATCTCAAACAGAGCTAAATAAAAAATTGTTAAGGAAATTTAAAGACCAAAATTTCGTTGATGATTTAATGTTGTTACATATGAGTGACGTTAATAGTCACTAATTAAATGGGTACTCTTATTTTTCTAGAGTACCCTAAAAGTGTTGATACTTAATCGTTAGACTAAAACGTAAGACAAATGTCTTATGTAAATAAATTGAGGTGAATATTATGGCAACAAAAGAAATTATTGATGCTTCTGTACTAGCTAATAGAGAATGTAATTGTAGTACTTCTAGTTCTAGTAGCACTACTTCTACGAAGCCTGATTGTGTTCCATATCCTCCTCAGGGTTTCTATCCTCCTTATCCTCCTTATCCATATCCTGCATCATATCCAGCAGGCGATGGTCCAGAGGCTATAAACCCTTGCAAAAATTCTATCGAAGTTCAAATTGCAAAAATGAGCAAGAAGGCTTCTGTAATCAGAAAGATGTTAAATAATCTACAAAAGAGACGTAAGCCAATCATCATTTCTATTGGTGGGGTGCAATATAATTTCGGTTGCTATTCTACTATATCTGAGAACGGTGAGGAAGTAAGCGTTGTAGATTCTACTTCTGCTGATGAAATTAATTATGGTGAGCAAGTAGAAGAAATGCTTGTTTACGAGTTAAAGGCAATTATAGCAAAGATTGAAGAATTATCTGCTGAATTGACTGAAAGTATTGAAATAGGGGATCTTCCTGAAGGTACTGAGTCAACAGTTACGGCTTAATTAGTACAGAACGAAATAAGGAGAGGTATATTTACCTCTCTTTTTCTTTTCCTATTGATTTTGTTTAAAGACTATTATATAATTAATATAGAAAATCAAAAGCAAACAGCTAGAAAAAACGTTTAGAACTTAAACGTTAAAACCTAGTTGAAAAAATCTTTAGATTACGATATAATATTAATAGAAAATCAAGAGAGGAGAAATCGAGTATGAAAGTAACTGTTAAAAAAATTCCAAAGGGTAAACAATCTTATAAGCATTGCCTTAAAGAAGAAATTCCTTTTTGGGAAAAGGATAACTTTGAGTGTAATGATAAAGAATATTTTAAAGCATTCAAAAATACCTATGGTTTTAGCCCCGCTGAAGTGTGGAGCTTAGACTATACGATTGCACGTTTTGTATTACCTCG